TCACTTCCTAATTTTTCAATAATCCCTTTGGCCTGAAGTCCCTTTTCTGTAAATTCAGCAACATCCAAATCGAGAAGAAATGATACTTTATCACTTTCATCAGCCATATCCTAAAGTCCTTTTGAAAGATCCAAATACACTTCTCATAATCAGTTGAGCGTCTGGACCGGCGGCATCGAGGTGCATCGAAGGAGGTTGAGGAGGAAGTCGATTCGGTTTATCTTGATAAATGATTGCGTTATATCGTGATCTAAGTTCTTTGTAGTACTGAAAGCTACTCTTAGAAGCCATAGAGATATCTAGAGTTTCTCTAAATTGAGCAGCTTCCATTTTTGTTGCTTCTTTATGCATCTTTCCAAATGCTTTCATGGGCATTTTTAAAGTCTGTTGATAATCCCATTTATAAAAGTAGCAGACAAAAGCAATCGCTGGAATTAAGGAGATTTCAATGGTGGAATCAATGGATTTTTTTTTTCATCCTTATCATAGAGTCCAGGATCTCCAGCTAATTGCCGCATGACGAGTTGAATGAGTTGATTCAATAAAAAGAAGGGTAATGACTTTAAATCTTCGAACTCAAAATCTGGAACCAAAGGATGGATGAGATCATAGTATTTATGGTAGACCTCATTCTGAGGTAGAGGGTCTCCTTGTGATCTTGAAGTTACCATTTCTAGAAGATTCCTATATGCAAGAGTAATTTGCATGTAGTTTTCTACTGAAACGTTATTGATCAAATAATATTTATTTTTAAACTTAAAGCCGATTTTTTCACCTACAAGAGCATCAAAATCACAGACAATCTTCATCTGTGGAATGGGTTCTGCTTGTGCTCTTGCAGGTTTAAATATCATTTTCCCTCTACGTATAGTTTGCGGCTGTCGTTGAAATTGCGTAACTATCTCCTACTGCTGCATGAGGAGATGCATCATTCACCGTGAATCCAATTTCGTTTCCGAAGGCTGAAAAGGAGACACCCACCGTTGCTGACCCCAGCGGTCCGGAAAGAGACCCATTGACATTGAATAATCCACTCGCGCCCGCTGTTACGCAAAGCAAAGTAATCGTTTCTGTCTTCGTAGCGCCGTTGTTCACGGTAATTCCCGTTACAGTATCAGCACCAACATTGCCAGTCCCAGCAGTAGCAGCGCCAGCAGAGGCGTTGACAAGACCGACAGATGGATCGCCATATAAACAAAATCGTGGAGGCTGAGTCGTAAAATCTGGGTAAACATCAAATGTCACTTTCAGTTTTTGTTGTTCTGTAGATGAAAAATCGAGTTGAGAACTTGGCATAGCAGTTGCCAAGTAAACATAGAAGTCAGTCGATTTATCTGAGTTTGTCTTGGAAAGAGGGTGAAGAATGAGTGGGCCCCCTAAAGCGGCCATATGTTGGCCTACTTGAGAGTCAAAATACATCATGGTGTTTCCATTTTGAGTGACTAGCTTATGCGCTGGAAAAACCACTTTCCAATTGGCTTTCAGCTGAACCTCATCCAAAGCGGTTTCTATAGTCACTTTGAACCCAGAAACGACGTTATCGATGATGGTATCTCCCAATTGATCTGCTTTGAGAGGAGATAACTTCTCTTCAATCTTGACAGTGACTTTATCGGTAGCTCCGAGATCGACGCCTTTATACGTCACTCGGCAGGGTGATAGCTCAAAATTACCTGGGGTAATCGTTGAAAAGCTGGTCGACATTTGGAATCTCCCTATTCCTCAATTTTTAAAGTTCCACTCCTCCTTGGAGAGAACCCACCTACTCATTCACTCTAAATTTTCAATATGATCTACGCTCAGACGTAGAGCCATTTCTTTTCTAAAGACCGAATCTTGAGCATTCTTTCCTTTGAGATTGACGATAGCGCTAAATTCACATGATTCGACCTTAGAAAATAACCTAACGTTACCATCCGCATTTGTCAAAGATACGAGATGCAAACATTGCATAAGCGCAGCTTGATATCTCCAAGCTTTGATCGTCAAGAGTCTCTCTAGACGATCCTCGACGACACAAGCAACCACGATCGAATCAATGGCATTGATATGATTACCATCGGATTTTAAATTCTTAATTTGTTGGTGTTCAAAGATCGTAAAAATAGCGGGTGGACGATATACATTAGCCGTCGGATAGATGAAATATTCCCTGGGAGGTTCCGTAGTTACTATCGGATCATTTCGCTCAGCTCTTAGACTTGCCAAAGCAGTTACAATGGTATTTTTAATCTGGGTTTGAATTAAATCAGTTGCGATTTCTGCGCCGTAATAGGCCCCCATGAGAAGTTATCCTTACTTTCCAATCAAATATTGTTTTAATGCATCTTTAAGTTTTGAAACACTTGCTGCAGAAAAGCTCATAAAAGGACGCTTCTCAGCCACATAGTCAGGATAATTAAAGGGTTTCCCTTCTGCATTAGTTCCGGACGTATCTACACTGATTTGCATAGAATAGGATTTAAACATGGCCCGATGATGGCTTATGCCCTCAAAAGGGGAACCTGGACCAATTACCGCTCCTGCAAGAGTACTAGTGCCAATGAGCATTTTTCTTCCTCCCCCAGGCCAAGATCCATAACGTTTCAATTTATGAGTTTCGTATTCCTTCTTCAAAGGAGCCCAAGGAGCGCCTTCGCTTGCATTTTGAGTCATGAATCTTCGGGTTTGAAGTGCCTGGTAAATCGGGTAAAGACGTGCTGAAGCTTTCGTGGATTGAGCACGAGTCAAAAGACCGTTCAGGCGATTCTCGAGTGCATTCTCAGTAATTTCAATAGAAGTACTCAGACCCCACCTCCACCTCCCGGCATCGGTTTCACATTCCCTAACACAGAACCAAATAGAGGCTGTAAAGACCTTCCTTGACGGGTATAGAACTCATCTCGGGCCTTGAGGGCCTCTTCTCTAAATGTTTCAGACATTTTCACATAGTCATCGGCGGGACCAGTTCCGGGCTTTTTAGGCTCGTCCTCTACGCGGTACATTTCGGAGAGAAAAGTCCTCCACCGAATAGCCATCTTGAGATAAGCTTCTGCTGCAGCATATTTTAAAGCGGATGGCTGAAGACCATTTGGAATGGTCGTATAATCCGTTGAACTTCCTAACCAGTTGGATGCAACAGAAAGAAAATCCTGAAGTTCAGTGTCTAAGAACCATTGAGAATAATAGGAAGCCTCAACTTCTGAACCATCAGAGGGTGCATTTATAAAAACAAATTCGCCAGTATCAGGATAATCTGCGGAAAATCCAGAGGCAGGCACAATAGTTCCATCAATATATACTCCTTGAGGGAGTGTGGCAGAAGTGAAATTTGTAATTCTCCTGAATTCGAAGGTCCTAAACATGAGATTAGATCCATTCACCTCGCCGAAGCAACGTTTTCTGGAGCTATATCGATCCGTTGGCCCATCCGAGACAAGTGTTCTGAGATCTGAGACTGCCGTAGACCAGGTCATGGTCGTCTTCCTTGTATGGATCCATACGAATGTGTTTCTGGGGGGTTATTACCCGTTACAGTTGTCGATGAAATTGTCAGCGCCCCATTGCAGTAGGTGCATTCACATTGCTGAGGAGAATAAACCTTTTGGCATTTTGGGCAAATCCACCCGTACTGTCCTAATGAATAGGAAATCATAGAGATTCACCTAGCTGTTCTAGGAGGTGCTCATAAGTAGAGTCCTTCTCGACGACCAGATGCCTTAATCCTAGCTTCCTCATGACTTTATGCCTCTCATAAGCTCGGTAGATTTCTTTCTCATTCCTGGGTTCATCTACCCAAAGGGGGCCCCCTTTTGCGTGAGGGTAGAATTTATCCACAAATCGAAATAAACTCTGCGTGACGTCCGGATAAGCCTCATCCGCTCCAGGAAACTTCGTCTTCCGGATGACCAGTTTATCTTGAGCAATTCTCTCTACGGGATAAAGAAACTGTTGTTTCTCCTCGTACTTCTGAAGCGCTCGCCTATGCGCCGCTGTTTCGGTCTCTTTAGGTTCTGAGTCCGGATAAATTTCTGCCATGCGTTGTTTTTTGGATTCAGGTGCAATGATCGTTCTTTTACTCATTCAATATCTCCCCGCGTAGATCTAAGATAAACCGAGATCTACGCGGGTCAATCATTATTGATTAACTTGTGACTGAGCCATCATTTCCTTGCCAACAGAAACGAGGGTCAATCCAATCTCCATTCCCTCTCATGACCAAACGGAATCGAATAATATCCCGATCAAAGGATTCTCCCGAGTTCGGAGCTTCCTGAATCACACTTGCGCTCTCTCTGACTTGCATGACAAAGCATGGTTTCGAATCATCAAGCAGGTACCAGGCATTACTTTGACCATCGATCACACCTGTGTTCTCAAACACAAAGCGAGATACTGTCAAAGCAGCAATGCTTTCAATCGGGTTGATCGCGAACGTTGCACCTGGAGTTCCTGCGGTTCCGCTAGGTACCGAAGGATAGAAACTGCTGTTCAGGAGAATCGCAGCGCTAAACCGATTGAGAGGAGATACAATCAATCTCTTTGGGTCCACATTCATGAGGATCCCTAACAAGTTTCTTTGGTTCATGAGACCAATGAAACCGTTTTGAATCCCAGTCTGATTCAAAACTGTAAAACTGGTCGGACGGTTAGAACCTCCTCCTTGAAAAGGAGCAGAAGAAGACGTGAATGGATAGTTTGCCTCAGTGGAGGGTTTTGTTTCAGTATTCGGAACCACGAGTCCTGCATAGCTTGCCTTGACTCCGCCCGTGAAAACACCGGCAAGTTTCGCGTAGGCGATGACTTCCCAAGCAAGTTTAGCATATTCACCGAGAAAACCACTTTGTTTTGCAAATTGACCCGTCTGGTCATCCTCTAAAAGCTCTCTCTCAACGGCATAGATCTCACCGTATTTACGATTGATGAGCTTGATATCTAAGCCAGCTGCATAGCTTTCACTGAAAAGCTCCTGCTTACCGACTTCCCGCATAAACGAAATTCCATGCAAAGGTGCATAGAGTTCCGTATCGCGAGTGGAGTTTACAGTGGAAGTCCAGGATTCAAAAGTCGTAGGAACCGTCTCATAAGAGTTGTTCACTAGCTGCTGAATCCCGGCGCGAAGGACCTGGGTAAAAGAAGTTGCGGAATCCGCTTCTCGAAGAGCGGATCCCACGGTTGCATGACCGAGTTTGTTTGCGACCTTATTCCAGCTCCATTTGTTGTCACCTACTGGAAAAGCTTTTTGATCAGCCCAATCGAATCCATACTTTCTCTGAAAGCTTTCTCGGTAGGATTTCACCTCTGGACCTTGCCAAAGGTTTTCTCGGATTTGTTGTGTGTTTTTGGGTTTAGAACTATTCACGAGAATAGTCTCACCCTTATTGTTCTTCCAAGAATTACTCTCGGACATTTTTTGAATTTGATCCAAGTTAAGTAAACTCATATCGTTCCTTCCTTAGAATTTGAGAGTCGAATTCGGATAAACTGCGCCCAATAGAACATCTACTTTCTGACCCGCAGCAGAAG